TTATTATATTATCAACAAGATATTCCTATTGGTACCGTCATATCCGGCACGGAAGAAGGGAACGGATTTTACGGCAAAATGGTGCCCAAATTATTCGTCCATAATGAATACAATACTGCCATCATTGAAAACATTTTGAAACGACAACGCACCGTTTTGAAACAAATTAAAAAAGAAATGGAAACCTACAAAAAAAGCACTATTGATCCGAGAGCCTTTGTTATTCTCGATGATTGTTTGTATGACAATACATGGTCTAGAGATAAGCTTATGCGTCTCCTATTTATGAACGGTAGACACTGGAAGGTAATGTTGATCATAACAATGCAATATCCATTAGGTATCCCTCCGACATTGCGAACAAATATTGATTACGTATTTATCCTCAGAGAAAATTATATCGCCAATAGAAAACGAATCTATGAAAATTATGCCGGAATGTTCCCCACTTTTGAGTCTTTTTGTCAGGTAATGGATCAATGCACTGAGAATTTCGAGTGTTTGGTCATAAATAACAACTCAAAATCAAACAAACTACAAGATCAGGTCTTTTGGTATAAGGCAGATGCTCATAATGACTTCAGATTGGGGTCAAAAGAGTTCTGGGAATTATCAAAAGGATACAATTCGGACGATGATGTGGAAAAATATGACCCAGGAGCAGTGAAAAAACGCGGAGCTGGTCCCAAAATTAGTGTGAAAAAAGCAAATAAATGGTAAAAATCTTGTTTTTATTTAAACAAACCAAATTTGGTTTTATATTTAAAAGCAAAAATGATATAAAGATTAAACATTATATCATTTATAAACATGCAAGAAACAATTAATATTGTAGATTTAATTGAAAATAATCCTATTACAAAAATATCAAATACGTATAATAATAAATTACTAAACAAAATAAAAGACAATTTTACACAAATGGAACAGCAATTATTTATAACCTCATTTTACTGTTATTTAAATTATCACCCTATAAATGATTTTGCGATTGATTTAGATGATGTGTGGAGGTGGTTAGGGTTTTCTACAAAGCAAAAAGCATTGTTTTTGTTAGAAAAAAACTTCGAGATCAACAAAGACTATAAAAAGATGCTTAACCAGCTGGTTAAGAAAGAATGTGAAGAAAAAAAACACGGCGGTCATAATAAAGAAATATATATGTTAAATATAAAAACATTCAAATTAATTTGTATTAAAGCAGACACAAAAAAAGCATCTGAAATACACGAATATTATATGAAATTAGAAGAAACGTTACAAGAAATAGTAGAAGAAGAAAGCAACGAACTAAAACTTCAATTAGAAAATAAAGATAAACAGTTAAAAGAAAAAGACGAGGAAAATAAGTTGTTAACGAATGAACTGGAAAAAACCGAATTAATCCCAAACATTTATATTTATAATATTGATACAACAAAAAAAAACCCTGAACTAAAAATTGGATTTTCAAAAAACGTTCATAATAGAATCAAACCATATAAACAAGTTTGCAAATATGGCAAAATAGAATTGTCTATACCAGTACCCTTTTTAGATATTAAAATTGTAGAAAGTTATATTCATTTACTATTATCTCAGTTTAAAGTGAAAGATGAAGTTTTTCAATTAGATGTTGAAGAAGCGAAATTGATTATATTAAATATAATTAATCATATAAATATCATAAATATATCAAACGTATCTGACCGTCAATTAAAATTATCTAAATGTTATGAGAACCAAGTCCAAATTTTGAACAATCAATCCGATATTCATACAAAAATATCTACAAATGAAATATCCACCCAAACAGATTTTAATGAAGATGAACCATTATCTAAACCACTTATTTTTGAGGACAATGAATTAAATAATAATTTTAATGATTTCGTTGAAAAGTTTTGCGTTGTAAGAAGCGACGTTGAAGTTAATTCAAAAGACATTATTGGAAAGTATAGACTTTGGAGTAGAAATACCAAAAAAGAAGTAACCATTGCTTTTAAAAATTTTTTAGATACAAAATTTAAATATTGTAGACTTCAAACCCAAGATAAAAATCAAGTTGTAAATGGATATTCTGGAATTAAACTTAAGGACATTGAATACAAAAAATCTCTTTGTAAAACAGATGCTGAAACTTTTATATTTGAAAAATGTCTTTTTACGCCAGGCGGTACAATTTTAAAAAATACATTGTTAGATGAATACGTTACATGGAAAAAAAATATTGGGAAAAGTATTAATAATAATGAAATGGAAGAAATCATAAATTATTTAAAACCAAATGAAAATGTTTTGTATTCTACTGTTTGGACTTCTCAAGGAAGCGGTCAAGGGTATTATGGAATTATATTAAAATGTGAAGTAAAAGAATATAAAAAACCTTCAACTACTTCTAAAAAAGTATACAAGAGAGAAACTAAAACAAACGAATTGTTGGGAACATGGGACACGATTGCGAAGGCGGCAGAAAGTGAAAATATTTCAGCCGCAAAAATGAGCAGAAGCGTAAAAAACAAAACTGTTTACAATGATGATTACTATTATAGTGATCAATAAATTCAATTTTATGCGTTCTATTAGGAGTTTTGAAATGTTAAAAGACGTAATATGCCGTAAAAAAATTGATTTTATTTATTATAAAATAAATAAAATTACAATACAGAATGAGTTTATTTACGCGAAATTTAGATGAGTTATTGTTTTTAACAAAACAAAAAATTGATATTGTAAGAAATTTAAAAAAAAATTATAAGGAAAACGTTCATTACATTATTGACAATAATAAAAATAAAAATATAAAAAAATACGGAGGTCAAAACAAGATAGAATATTATCTAACCGAAGAAGCATTTGAACTATTGAAAAACTCTTATAATTTGAGAAACAGATACATCGTAAATGTGTCAGACAATGTAAAACAAATTAACGCAATATGTATGTGTATTGAAAACCAAACAATAGGATTTATTGAAAATTCGTACAAAGATATTTTAAATTTGAAAAGACAATTTATGATTGGCAAATATAGAGCAGATTTGTATTTTATAGATTATAAATTAGTTGTAGAATGTGATGAATTTAATCACAATGATAGAGATCCCCAAGAAGAAAAAATAAGAGAAGATTATTTATTATCGCTAGGAAATAAAATAATCAGATACAATCCTAACGAAGAAGGGTTTGATTTATCTAATGTTTTGAGAGAAATTAATAAAATGTTATTTACAAAAATTTAAACCTTAATACAAACGAACATACAAAACTTTTCGACACTTTGCTCTACTATTTTAAATCCATTTTTTTCCAATTCGTCTTTTAGTTTGCTTAGTAAATATATAAATGCTCGTAAAAAGCAATTCTGTGCCGAATTTTTTATTTGAAATGCCCAAGAAAAAACAATATACGTTGAAATTAAATAATAATATACCTAAAATAATACCGTATAGCGAATTTTTAAAAAACAATCCAAAAGCTACAAAAAGTGAAAGACGAAACGCTATTAAGAATTTTTATGATATGCTGTTAGATAAATGAATTATATTTTATATATTTAACAAGGCGTATAATTATCACATTTGGACTTATGACTTTTGTATCCATACCAAGCAGTATAACCTTGTTGTTTCCATACAATATATGCGCAATTTGTATTCGCGTGACAATTAAACAAACTTATACTATTTTTTCAAATCATAATATACTTGACAATCGTCTTGGATAATAGTAACATAATTATAGGAGTAATTATCTAAGAATTCTGTTACTTCAGTATTATATAATTCATAAAATGTATCTTTATCTCTAACAAGAACCCAAAGTGACACTCCTGAAGGGGTTGTTATAATACTATATTGATATTGATTATTAACAACTTCGCCAAGTTTAACAACCCAATAGGGTGAATCAACTGGGACTCCATCTAAATGAACTGTTAGTTTTCCAGGTTGAGAAATATTTTGGTAATAAGCGTAACCATTTATTTTTTCAATCTCATCATTTTCATTCACTTGCGTGTTTAAAACGCTAACATATCCTTTATCTAACAATCCATAATCTGCGGTAATACATTTTCCATAACCTTGAAAAATAACATTAGTAGGTGAACCATAAGTTTGAGACCAATGACCTAAATATTTGTAAATATCTAATTCTTGAACTGTATTAGGTTGAGTTCTAGATAGAACTACGTTTAAAAAATTAATAATATATAGAATTGAAAATATCATATTATATATAACAATATTATATTTACATTGTTTCAGAAATAAAACATATAATTATTTTAGAAAATTCAGCATTCTAAGTATGTCTCCAAAGGTATAATATTAATCAACTTTTTCCATAGAATCTTCTTCTTCATTTGTAAATTTCTTTGTGGCAAAAGGGCCGCTTATCAAAAGACTTTGACCGTGATCCGTCTCGCCAATGACCACATTTTCGCTCTCAAATAATTCCTTGCGAATATCTGCCGCTGATATGGTGTCAATGTCTTTTCCTTGAAAGGATAATTCTTGGCTATTTACGTTATTAATTCCTACCAAATTTCCGTCTTTGTCGGTGGTTTGGGTTAACGTATTTCCACTTTTTTCCGCATTTTTGATATTCTCTTCAATCGCCTTTTGTTTTGTCTCTTTCACACGTTGATCAAACGCATTTTTAGCATTTGCTTCATTCTTCGTCTTTTCATGCATTAATTGATTCAACTCTTCCTCCATGTATTCAACACGACCAGTCTTGTAAGCCTCAGGCTCCCATGGCATCCACATTCCAACAGGTCCTACATATACGTCATGATTTGGGTCAACTTCTCGCAACATTTTGCATCTAAGTTCAGCCTCTTCCATAGTAGGATAACTTCCTCGAATTTTTATACCACGCACGCTCGTTTGAAAGTTATTCGCGATGCCATATTGTTTTTCTAATTCCTCCTCATTTTTATCTAAAAATGTCTTATAATCATCATTCATGGATGATTTAGACAAAGCCTCTTTTTCTTCATTCACGAATTCTTTAAAATCATTTGTAATATCATCAAACGATACATTGTATTTGTATGATACAAAATTTAAAAATTGTATGAACTTCTCCATGGATTTGTTAAAGTCCCATTTTTTTAAAAATTCTTCAAAAAAGAAAATCTCTTTATTTTTTAGTATATTTTCTGGAGAAACAAAAGAAACACACACAAATTTTTGCCCAGCAATCGCCTTGTCTTCTTCTAACAAATCAACATATTTAGAATTATTTTTTCCATTCACCTTTTTTTTTTCAAAACCAGAGTTTTTTGTTGGTTTACTTTCTTTAGAACGATTCATTTAATTAACTAATTTATATTGTTTTAAGTTTTTTATCGCATTATATATATTTTTTTTCTTATTATTATTTATAATGAACGGTTTAGTTAACGTTGGAGAACTTGTTAAGAGAATTATTAAGTATTTAGTGGAAGGTTTAATGGTTGCGATTGCTGCTTTTGCTATTCCTAAAAG